GACGCCGGGATGCCCTTGATCAGGCTGCCGTTGGTCAGGCGCAGCTCGTGGGCCGTCTTGTTGTAGTCAGCCACCAGTGACTTGGGGATGATGGTCATCAGGCCTGAGTCACCCTCAAAGCAGGTGCCACGGACGTCGGCCGAGGTAGGCGCAGCCACCAGCCAGCGGGTGCCGGGTTGCTCGTAGGCCCACCAAGCGATCTGTTCAGCAGCCGTGCGGGTCTTGCCTGCTCCGCGTCCGGCCAGCATCAGCCAGATCGACCACCAGTCGCCCGGCGGGAGAGTCTGATGGGCATGCTGGGTGCTGAACCATGACATGCGCCAAGCCCACGCCAGACGGTACTCAGGGCTGGCCAGCGCTAGGTGCCTCTGGACCTCCGGGTCCGAGACGATCGCCGCAATGTCACTCATTCGCCGAGACTTGCCGCTTTAGCTCCGCGTTCTTCATGATCGTGGCGAGGAAGTTGTCAGCCTCCACCTGCGCCTCAATCTTGATTGGGTTGCCGGGGTCACCGCCCATCTGGACCTTGGTGCCGTACTTCTTAGGGTTCCAGCAGGCCAGCAGCTTGAGCCGCGTCTCGATCTGGAGCTTGCGGTGGCCAAGCATGTCCTCTTCGGTCACCGTCATGCTGTCCTCATCTTCGCCAGAGCTGTACACCTTTTTCTGGCCAAAGTGCGGAGTGTTAGAAATGTGCAACGCCTCTTCCGCCATGGCGTCACAACCCTCCTCCCGTGCGCGTGCGAATTGTAAAGCGAGGGTCTCGTCGCCATGAACCCAATCGTAGACAGCCTGTCGCGTTGGCATTCCCTCATCCCTGCAGATCTGCAGTAGCGACTCTCCCAAGCTGATGCGGCGGAAGATCTCTGTTATCAGCTCTGGGGTGTACTTGCCTGTCTTCTTTGGGGCTTTGGAGACGTTTTCCTGTGCTGCAGCACCCTTGGCCTTAGTCTTAGGCTTCGGGGCTGCTGTAGCTCGTTTCTGTGGCTTTGCGGCGGTTTCTGGCATGACCTTATTCCTCGTCCGGTTAGATGAGGGCTATGGTATCAGTTCCCGGGTGATTCGCTGCCTTCGAGGAGCTCTTGCTGCTCCGGGGCCTTGTACTGCTCGATGGGCGTACCGGCCGTGAGCTGCTTGACAAGGTCGTCCTGAGTTGCGACTCGGACCGTGAAGGTGCTGTTCGCGACGTGGCTCAAAGCCTGCTGGCGCAGATTGGCCTTGACGAGGCGGGTGCCTTGGTTGCTGTTGACGATGTAGATGCGTTCTGCCATTTTGGCTCTCCGTTTTGTTTGATGTACCCGGTCATCCCGGTCGAAACCAATTCGGTTTCTCTTCGCTTTCATTTCGCTTTTTACAGGTCAGGGAGCAGGCAGATGAGTACCAAAAACCCTATGAACATTGTAGCAATTAAGACCTTTTCGGTCAATGATTCTTCACGCTCGTCGTCTTCAGTAATCACAGTGGTGCGTCCTCAAAGTTGCTGGGGTTGAATGGTACCGGCTTGGCTGGTTGCGCTGGTGGCAACTCAGTGGGGAAGGGCCAGATAATCATGTGTTGCGCTCCTTCAGAATCTTTTGGGCTACATACATCCCGGCGTGAAATGCCAGCTTCATTTGTGAAGCAATCATGGCGGACTCCCTGTTTACATCCTCATCCGTCAGACCTACCCACTCACGCTTGGGCGAACTAACCCAGCCCTGACAATCTCCTCGCTCAGTGGCCTCACAGTGTGTGCAAGCCCCGTCTACAAACCTGCAAGGATTTACTTCTTGTTCAGTCATATTAGTTCCTTTAGTTTGGCTTGCAGGTTTTCCACAATTTCCCAAGCGTCTGCTTTGGTTACTTTGCCTTCTGATCGCACAATTTCAAACAACTCTTCATCCGTCAGACCTGCCCATTTGCGCTTCATTTGAAAGTCTTTAATGATCTGGTGGCAGTTCTTTATCTCTTCACGCAGATGTTCCAGTTCACTGATTGCTATTTTCATGTGTTGCGCTCCTTCAGCTTGGCTTCGATGGCGTAAGCAGTCGCAAAAAGCCACGTATCAGCCCCATCAATTTGAGCCGCTTCAAGAATTTCATCATCCGTCAGACCCTGCCACGGGCGCTGTGAGCAAACGTGACCGCAGCGGGGGCAGTCAACCTGCTCGGGCTGTGCTGCTTGCCACCCGGCCCATGCCCAATATGCTGGCGTACCGGTGTGGTACGGGTTTGCTAAGTCATCGTAATCGCCATCCCACCATTCGTCAAAGTCAGTCATGTGTTTCCCCTTGCTCTGATGGCTGCGGCAAGACCGATTGAAGCGAACTGGTGCTCCTCGCACAACTTCGCGCACGCCTCACGCTCGGCAGCGGCAACAAGGTTGGCAAAGCGTTCAAGGTCAGTCCACTTCAAAACACCGCTGTCACTAATCCACGCCATCGGCATCCCAGCCTTTTGCGCCAGCTTGATGATGTCGTCTTTAGTCATGTCAAGTACCCCACAAAAAAAGCAAACGCCGCAAGCGAGATAGTGGTGATCGCTACTGCGATGGACAGTGCAATCCAGTCGGGTTTGTAGAGGTCTTCTACTTCATCGTCTTGGTTGTGGTCAGTCATTTCTTTACTCCTTCTGCTTTAGCTATTGCTGCACGGACTTGATCTAGTGCTGGCATTTTTTCGTACTGCGGAAGATATCTAACGATGTTGTTTAGCATTGCTTGAAGCAGAGGCTCGGCCATCTTCAACGCCGCCAGCAGTTCCTGATTTACCGCATGGAGTCGGCGCAGTTCGGCGGCGGCTTGAGTTGCTGTATTGCCCCCAAGATGTTTTTCAAGCGTATCCGCCAACTTCAAGGCTTCTGGTTGTGTCATGTCCGGTTCCCCCGGCTCGGCAGGCTGAACGCCCTCAAGCTACCTTTTCTCGGAACCTGTGAGGTGTAGTCACCCTCGCCTGTGCGGTACGTAGTGCGATCCCAGATACTCAGTTCTGAGGCCTTAACCTCACCAGCCAGCTTCTGCCTCTCCACATATGGCCCAAGCGTTTCCTTGGTCTTGCGGTTCAACTCAAGGCTGGCGTGGCGCACTATGTGAGTCGGCGCATTGATTTTGACAATGTCTTTCATGCTTCCCCCCAGCCACCGCAGTGATGGCACCGTGAGCCCTCGTGCTGGCCCTCACCGCTACCGTTGCATGCCGGGCAGATCCCGGGCTCTTCTGAGCCTTCTACGAGCTCTGCGTGGATCTCCTCGCCTACCTTGCCGTCCAGCCGCTCAAAGACCACGTCAATGGCTCCGGGCTCGTCAATGGCCTCGACCTCGTCCCAATAGTCGCCGTCGATGTAAATTTCGTAAGTGTTCATGCTGCCACCTTTGAGAGCTTGAGTTGGCGTTCGCGCAGGGCGTCGATCTCCGCCCAGAGCTTGACGGCGTAGTCGGAGTCAATGTCATCACCCCAGATCTTGAGGGTGTCGTGGCAGTCCATCAGGGCGCGCTGGCAGGTCCCTGCGTCGTAGTCCCGGACCTTGTGGGTGAAGGTCTGGTGGCAAGTCGCGTAGCTCATGCTGTCACCTCCAAGATTGCCTGCAAGCCAACCAGCAGTTGCTCTGCCTCTGCACGGGTCAGGGTTGCGTAAGCAGTGCCGCCATTCAGGATCATGTGCAGCCAAGCACCGTTTTCGTATGCAGATACCGACAAACGTACACCGTCTTTGGTGTTGATGATTGTTTCGATTTCTTCGTCCATGATTCGCTTTCTTTCTGTGTTACCGATCTTGTTGACCGTGATGTTAGTGTAACCGCAAATTACACCAAATCACAGTCAGATCAAAATATTTTTTAGGGACAAACCCTTAGAAACTTGGGTCAACGTAGTGGTCACGGGTACCAAGGATCAGGCCGCCTTGGCCCTTCTTGAACTTGCCCGTGTCCTGATTGATGTAGCCATGGACCCATGCGCGAGTCTTGCGGTTCATGCGGTAGATGTTGGCGTAGCCCATCGGGTCAGGTACGAACGCGAAGGTCGCGCTGCCGTCGTGGGTGCTGCCGCTGATCACCATCGCCTTGTCTTCCACGACGCGGATCTCGTAGGCCCAGACCTTGCTGACCAGCTCGGTGACTTCGGTCACGGTAGCTGCGTGGCGGTCAGTCCACGACAGGGTAGTGGCGGCCATGCCGACCACGGGGGCCGGGGCACCCACGGTCATGCGGCTGTACAGGTGGTTGACGAGGCTGTTGGTTTGGGTTCCGAGGTTCATTTCGCTTTTCTTCTATGTTGCCTGCTTGATTGCAGTGATGATAGTGTAACCGCAAATTAAACAATACAGCAGCTCACCACAAATATTTTCTAGGTAGTTTCCCTACCCTCCTTGAGATGGGCCAGCAGTTGCTCGATCGGCCGGGTGATGCGGGGCTCGTGCTCCCGCTCTCGGATCCAGCGCTCAATCTCGGCCAACACAATGTCAACCCCGGCGTCGAAGCCTTTGGCGTATTCGGTTTTCATGCTGAGTGCTCCAGCGCCAGCAGCTTGCTGAGGCGATCGTTGATTTCCATCACTCTCTTGTGGTAGTCGGCCGTGACCTTCTGCTTTTGCTTTTCCAACGCGGCAATTTTGCTTGGGCGTGGGTCAAAGTCATCAGGGACGTCCACTTCAACTTCTTGAGGGCCGACGTAAGTTTGGTACTCACTGTCGTCTATTCTCGCGCAGTAGACTATGAATTTGGGTTCTTTTTCCCAAGGGTATGACTGGAAGAAGACGTGAACTGTGGTTTTGATTTTCATGATTCGCTTTCGGTGTGGGGCCGAAGCCCCGGTTGATTTACTTGACGAGATGGTTGGTGTACTTGCTCCACTGACTGTCAATGGTCTTGTACTTCTTGATAAACGCCTTAAGCATCTTGATGTCCTTCCTAGCAATCTTGCTCATCTCTAGATCATCACCCATACGCATCTCATCACTGTTGATGTGACCGTCTTCGAAGTAGGTGGACAGGCGGTACTCTGCCTCGCTCACAATCTCTTCGTCGGTGTAATCTTCTGGTTCTTTTTTGTCATCAGCACATATGCACTCAAAGGCAAATTGCATTTCTGGGATTGCCATTGCGGCTTTTACTATTGCTCTCATTTCACTTTCCTTCGCTGTTAAGCCCCCGAAGGGGCGGTTGGTTTACTTGCTGGTGACCTTGACCGAGAACACGGCAGTCACTTTGGTGTGGCGGGCGATCTGCTCAGGTGTTGCGCCCAGCTCTGCGAACAGGGCTTTGCTGTCAACCGTGGAGCGGTTGGATTCGATGTAGGTGGCTTTGAAGAGGTCTCCCTCGACAACCTTGTCGCCACCCATGCTGGCGGAATCCTTGATGCCGTCCTTGATCAGGTCAGCTTGTTTGGTCAGCAGGGCGATCTGGGCGAGCAGTTGGCCGAGGGTGTCAACGTCGTGGGTGATGGTGATGGTGTTCATGTCGCTGTCTTTCTGTGGTTCTGACTTGCGGTATTGCTTGGTCAGTGATGCTAGTGTAATCCAGAATTAAACGATATGCCAACTATTTCAAACTATTTTTATAGGGACAAACCCTAATAGGGTTCGAGTGTCGTGCAGCAGGTCAGCTTCGTCGTAGCCGTAGTGCTGGGGGAAGCCCTTTGTGCCGAGCCCATGGAGTCCCGTCTTGCCCCTATGGTGCTCTGGGCATAGCGGTATGACATCGTAGTGGCTTGCGCGTCTCCCAGCCCCTGTTCCGGCCCTTGGATGATGCAGCTCCGCAGGCGTCCCCTCGTATCCCATGCGGCGGCACACCGCGCAGCCTAGCTCGGCCACCCGGCTCATGTGCTTGCGCTCGGCCAGCGTCGTCATTTGCGCACCATGGCGGCGTCAATCTGAGCCCTGATCCACTTAGGGCCGCCAAGCTGCAGCAGCTTCACCCGCTGGTCTTGGGTCAGCTTGACGGTGTACACAACGCTCAAATTCTGTGTTGGCCGCTTCTCGGTCATGGCAGCCGCCTCGGCAATGGTGCCCAGTGCGTCCAGAATTGCTTCTCGCCGGGGAGGTTGATGTATTGACCCAGCGAGGCCACGCCGCCTTTGCCAAGCAGCAAAATCTTCACCCCGGTCGGGGTGGTTGCGTCGACGGGAATCCAGTAGTAGTCGGCCGAGACCACTGCCGCCTTGGTGCTGTCGAGCCGGAATTTGTTTTCCATTTCGATTCTCTCAAACTCGTCGTCTTCTGTGATCATATTGTGGCCTTCCCTTCTGCCCGGTTGCTGGCCTCTTGCGAGCGCCAAACTTCTATCCTCGCTTGCGCCGCAATCAGCATCCAGCGCAGCTCCTCGCGGACCTCCACGGCGTGCTGAAGGGCCAGCAGGTGCTGCTTGTACCGGCTCGACGCATACGCCTCCCGCTCCTGCATTGCGGCCGTCTTGTGGCCCAAGGTCTCGGCCTCAATCATCTGCTCGGCCTTGATGGTCTTGCGCAGCTCTTCCATGTACACCTTGTTGGCCTCCGACTGAGCATACGCCTTGGACTTGGCAATCATGAAGTCAACCGCCGCCTGCGGATCAATCAGTTTTTCCGTCATATGCCCTCCGGAAATAGTGCGTCACCGGCTTCAATCGGAAACCAATCACCCCACGCCACGACCTGCTGGACATCCATGTGCTCTAAGAATCCGTCTACGGCGCTGATGCGGTACTCAATATCGCCGTCATCGGTCTGGACCTTAGCGATGCCAACCTTGCCCTTGCGGCCGTCGTACCACTTAACTTTCAATGGTGTCATTCTTTTTCCTTCACCAACACGTCAACGCCAGCAGACTCTGCGTAAACCTTGCGGACATGGCACTCCACGATCTGGCTGTCATCTACACAAACGATCGAGTTCATCGCATCGCAGACTGATTTCGCCACGTTGTCCCAGTCTGGCTTCTTGCACGGCCACTCAGCTTCGCTTAGACAGGCCTCCACACGCTTTTTGGGGTACGACTTAGGCACTGATAGCCTGATGTAGATAAAAACCTCCAGCGCCGTTTCTAGCGGTTTGCTACTGCCCATTGCTTGCAATGCGTAAAACCTGATCTGGTCTTCATAGCTGCTTGTCTTGGCGTCCGTGTAGGTTGCAACAAAATTGCCACGCCGGGCAAACCTTGGCCTGCCTTTTCCGTGCGGTGGGCCGGGGACGGTGAACGTAATTTGCATCATTGGTTTTGCACCGGGATGCGGTTGACCAATGCATCGGCTGCATTGCGCAGGGCAGTGCAGACAGCGCCTTCGTCCTCATCGTCTGCCATGTCCAGCAGCATCTGGGCGCAGGCCCGGCGCTCGAGGTACATGGCCTGCTTGGTCGTGTAAACGGCAACCGACATGATCTCGGCCTTAGCCTCGGCCAGTGCCTGATTGAATTCGTTCTGCGTAAAAAGGGTTTTGCCCTGCTCAAAAATGTTCATTTCATTGACCTAATTCGTTGGATGATCATGGCTCTCAATCCCGGAAACTCTTTGTCCAATTCCAAAAAACGATGCAGCAGATGACCTCGCCACCCATCCTTCAGCGCCTCGTCGCCTCCACCCCGGGCTATCTCCGCATAACTCTCTATCAATGTCTCCAGTGAGCTCAAGTGCGCTTGTGATGTCGGCTTCGGGGTGGTTGTGGCCATTGCGGGTTTCGTCTAGTAATTTATGGGCAGAAAAATAATTCATTTTCACCACTTTTCGTCGGTCTGGTTGTACCAATCGGACACCGGCTTTGACAGGGTTTGCCGGTCTGCCCACTGCTTGTAGGTCGAGGTCCCTTCGTGCTTCGGCTTCGCGCCCCACTGGTGGTCACTGCATTTTGCTGGTGACCCCTCCATCCGGACGGACCAAAGGTTTGGGCAGCCCGGGTGCGAACAGTACAGCTTGTCGTCTTCGTTGACGTAGTCGTTCTTTTTGTCTGGCTTGGCGAAACTCATTTTGAATATTTCCCATCAATGATTTTGGCAAAATTTGTCGGGTTCACGATCCAGACCAAATCCGGCTTCCACGTCCGGCCGTTTGACTCGTACCCGTTCGCAAGAGCGGTGTCCGTGGCAATGTAGCCGAAGAAACCGTCCCACCACGCCAGACCGTCCTCAAGGGTGCTGTAGCCCTTCGGCGAGTATTCTGAGGGCTTACTCGCCTGCACCCACCTTGACCTCATGCTGGCCTGTCTGGAGCCCTCCCAGAGCCTTGGCTGCGTCAGGTGCGGCAGGTGCTTTTGGTAGAGCTTGACCAACTCTTTGTGTGGACAGGGAGGAAACGCAGTTTCCGACATAGATGCGTCAGCATCTGTATTTATATTCTGTTCTGTTTCTGTTCTGTTTCTGTTCTGATAGGGGGGGCTCATTGGTTCCTCTTTGGAAACCTCAATGGTTTTCGGTCTGCCGCCCAGCTTGCCAGACTTGCGGTTGATCTCAACCCGGGCGCTGTAGCTGGAGATCTCTTTGTCGGCTCGGACATTGATGTAGCCCTCGTCCGTCTTCTCGAAAAACTCTTGCAAGACAGGCGTGACAACGTCCTCGTCCAGCCGAATGCGCCGGGCAACCTTTGCAATGTCAAGCGGCAGCGGCTTCTCGCTCATGTAGTACCAATCGAGCAGGCGTCGGTAGGCCAAGTCCTCGGCATCGTCAAGGTGCATGGTGTGGCTGATGTAGTCGCCGATGTGGAACTTGTACCAGATCACTTGAGTGCTCCGAAGATGTCCGGCCGGAGGGTCTTGCGCGTCACCTGCCCCTTGGTCTGGCGCTCGATTGCCGCGCTCAGTTCAGGGCTGGCGAGCGATCGGCCGCTGATGACGAGGCTCATCCACGTCTTGCTGACGCCGAGCTTTCTGGCCATCTCAGCCTTTGCCCCCCGGGGTTTGGTTTCAAAAAATTCAGTCAGTGTCATAGGAACTCCTGTGTTGGTTTAACTGCATCATACACATTTAAAAAATATTTTGCAAGGGGGTTGTATTTTTAAATTAAACTTGATACAGTTGACTCACTTTAACTTGAAAGCGAACGATGCGAAACCTATTGACAGCGATTGTTCGTTTCTTCCTTGGCCCCGGCAGCGGGATACTTCTGTTCGTTTTGATTGGATTGGCCTACCTATCGGTCAAGAATTGACATGGATGATGAACTTCACGAGCTGATGCTCGAAAGAATGCAAATGCTTGAGGCAGCCCTTCGCCGGGCCGTTGATGGCGTTGCTACCAAAGACGACTGGGACATGATCTGCACAGAGTGCGGCGTGCCCAATGCGTCTATTTTTAAACCAGAGTAGGAGCGACAAATGAGTTTGACAGCGAAAGATAGCGGCGGCGGTAGCTTTACCCCCGTATCACCCGGGAT